CCGATGCCCACCAGCCTTGAGAGGTGCGCTGGTGATGGGTGAAAGTCCACCGCGTGGCAGCGGACTAGAAGATCTAGGATCTCTCTTTGACGGCGGGTGACCATGGGGCTCCTCAATTGGGGGCGGGCGCGGGCGCCATTCGGCACGCTAGCGGGGCAACGGGGTAGGGGCAAGGGCTTGGCAAGGTGCAAGGTGCGGTGCATTGTGGCCCCCATGCGCAACGCCCGTCCAAAGCTCCGCACCACCGAGGTCAACCTTGGGGATGATTCCACCTTGCGTTGGGTCTCCCTGCTCCCGGAGGGTGTGATCCACGCCAATGGCATGGCTTGGGATCTTGCGGCGGATGTGACGGACCCGGATGCCTTGCGCTTCCGCTTTGATGATGTGGTGGATAGCCTCCACGCTTGGCTTGCGGAGTATGCTCCGCCCGTGGCCGTGGAGCACACAAAGGATGGCACCGCGGCGGGCTACCTTAGGCGGATCGTGGTGCTGACCAAGGCGGAGGCGGCGGAGCTTGGCATCAAGCAGCCCACCGAGCGCATGATCTATGGCGGCCTTGACCTCACCAGCGAACGGTGGGCCGCGGCCTTTGATGCGGGAGAGGTGCCTTATATCTCCCCCAACATCCGCGCTTATGCCTCCACCGAGACCGAGGCGGATCCCCGCTTTGTCTTTGGAATCGGAGAGGTCTCCTTTGTCACCATCCCCCAGATCAAGACCAACCAGATCCCGGTAGCAGAGATGCGAGGGGTATCACTTGCGGAGAGCCCAATGAAAATGAGCATGGAAGAATGTGCGGCCTATTGTGCGGAGAATGGCATGGATGAGGCCGCGATCGCGGCTCTGATCAAGGCCATGTTCCCGGAGCTCCACAAGGCGGAGCATGAGGCCAACCCCGATCTGGCCGATGACCCGGAGGCCATTGAGGCCGCCGCCGTTGCGGAGCTTGAGCGGGCGGCGGAGATGGAGAAGGTTGCGGAGGAGGAGAAGGAAGAGGAGAAGCCCGAGGCTCTCCTTGGCGAGATCGCCCGCCTCAAGGGTGCCCTGCTCAAGGAGCGCCGCTCCAATGCGCTGGCCGCGGTCACGGCGGATCTCAAGGGCCGCAAGGTCTCGGAGGCCACCAAGGCCAAGCTTGCGGAGAGCTACCTCTCCGATCGCACTGCCTACCGTGCGATCGTTGCGGACCTCGGTGTGACCTCCAGCGCCCCGCGGATGAGCGTGCCCGTTGGCGCGGCCCGCACCACGGCGCCGATCGCTCCGGGCGTTGGCGGCCTCACGGCCTCCCTCTCCGAGGTGTTGGCCAACCCCCGCCGCTTTGCGGACCTCACGGAAGATGCGCAGTGGGGCATGATCTCCGATCTGGCCGAGCGCGAGAAGTGTGAGCTTTGGCTTGCGGCTTCTTGGCTTCAGAGTGGCAAGATGCCCCAGACCGTGCAGGAGCTCCGCAATTCGCGTGGCTTTGGCGGACGCTAACCCAACCCCCTACCCCTTCAACCAACGGCCCCTCTACGGGGCAAGGAGATTAGACCATGGCACTTGGATCACTGACCTACAAGACCCCCGTAAAGATCGCTAATATCGACTCGGACCTTACGGATAAGGCGGGCTACATTGTCACGCTCACGGATGAGAGCACGGTTGGCCTTGCCACCGCTCTCTCGGATCGCCCCTACGGAGTGATCGTGGTGGGTTGCGATAGCCTCACCCCGGGCAGCTACAAATCTCAGATCGCCGCGGGCGCCCTTGAGATCGTGGATGCCTACGGCGCGGTGATCGTGGCCATGGCGGGCGGCGCGGGTGTGTCCTTTGGCAGCGCGGTCACGGTGGTGGCCCCGGTTGTCGGCCCCCCGGCGGTGCCCGGTGGCACCCTTGAGGATACCACGGCGGGCACGGGCGATTGGATCGTTGGCTATGCCCTCTCCTCCGCCGCCGCTGGTGAGAGCTTCTTGCTTTCCTTCCAGCCCGCTATTTCGATCTAAGATCCATTCTCTTTCTTTGACCTCACACTTGGAGATTAGACCATGCCAACGCCCTTCATGCCCCCCGTTGGAATCAATACCGGAGCACTCAAGCCCGGTATCCTCCAGCGGATCAGCCTCTTCCGCGGCGGTGCGCAGGACACCAACAGCCTCACCCTTGCGCCGATCGTCAAGGTCGCCACGCGTGCGGGCTTCTATCATTTCTTTGCGGAGAATGATGCCTTGCTCACGGGCAGCCGTCAGAACCCGCTGACCCCCGTTGACTATGACACCCCGGCCAGCCCGGGCGGCATGCGCATCTCGGCGGGCACCTTCAATTCCAACCTCTACCGTTGGGGCTTCCAAGTGTTCCCCCTCCAGCAGATCGCGGAGTTCGCCGCCCGTGGCGAGGATATCACGGCCCGCGCCGCCTTCAAGCTTGGCGGGCAGGCCAAGCAGCATCACGCCAAGGTCTTGGGTGCGGTGCTCGACACCAATGCCAACTTCTCCGCCACTCCGAGCTCGGCGGGCGGCGCTGCTACCCCCCTCCAGAATGAGATCAACGCTCTCCTCATTGACCTTGCCAAGCAGGGCGTGGACCTCAATGAGGGCCGTTGGGTTGCCACTTGCAACCTCAACACCGCCAACGATATGCTCCAGTTCAACACCGTTGCGCAGCAGGGCTACGCGCTTGCCTACGCGGGCGGCTCGGCCACGGCCCGCACGGGTGCCACGGATATGAGCCAGCTCAAGGCTTGGTTTGCCTCCAAGCTTATCTGCCCGCTTGAGCTGGTGGTGCTCAACCAATTCCTGCCCACCACGGGTGACAACATTGGCGCCCCGGTGATTGCCAATGGCCGTGTGGCCATCTTCAAGGTTGCGGAGAGCTATGGCGATTCGGGCTTCGTGCAGACCATGACCCCCGACCCCAACGCGGCCCTCGGCCAGATCTATACCTACGATGTGCGGCAGGGGCTGATCGGCATCGGCCTCCATGTTGAGAGCGACTACGGGATCACGGTCCTCGGTGGCCCGGCCAACAAGTGGGCTGCTTGCCTCACGGGCGTCTCCCTCTAAGGGGTGACACGGTGGGAGCTCCCTAGGGGGCTCTCCACTTGTGAGCCCACCGTGCCCCTTCCTTCCACGGTGGTCTCTCAAGCGGAGGATCAAGATGGCGCAAGTTTACCTCTTTGGCGTAGTGAAAGCGGACATTGGCCGCTACCTCCCGCGGATCGCCTTCTCCACCGAGAGCGCCCCCACGGCGCTGGAGGCGGATGAGATCTTGATTGACCACGCGGCGGACCTTTGTGCCTATCTCTATGGCATGGGGGTGGATGTGCAATTCCTTGCCACGGCCACCACCAGCGCCCTCTACCGCACTTGCCAACGCTTCATCCTGCTCCGCTTTGCGGCGCAAGTGATGAGGCTCCGCAACCAAAACGATACCACGGCGGCGGCGGGGTGGGATGCGGAGGCCGATCGCATCATTGAGCGGCTCCGCAAGCTGCCCCAAGATATGGGTGCGGAGCGGCCCACGGGGGTCAACAGCCCCAACATCCTCCACTCCAATGCCACCTATGCGGCGGAGCTCTACGCCAAGCAAATGAACAGCCAAAGCCGCCTAGCCATCAATGCCGCTCAAGATAAGATGTAGGCATGAGCAGCTTCAAGATCACCATGGTGGATGAGACGGGCAAGGCGGTGACCACGCTGGAGGCTTGCCTCCGAGGCGCGGGGGATTGGAGCCCGTTTTGGGCGGGCAAGGATGGGCCTATTGCGGAAGCTTGGGCCACTAGCCGCCGCCAAATGTTCCTCACCCAAGGGCGGTCCACGGGCACCCCATGGCCCGACTACACCAAGCTAGAGCGCAAGTATTATGTGCCCGTGAAGAAATGGGTCACGGGGGCCACCAAGATTGGCAAGCCTCACCTCTTGCGGTGGGATAAGAGCCCCGGCCCTGCTCCGGGTGGGCAAGAAAGGCTGTTCCCCTCCATGAGCCTTACCACCCACAAAGAGTTCGTCTACCGGGTGAGCGGCAATGTGGCGACCATGGGCACCTCGGTGCCCTACGCCCGCAACCATAACCTTGGGCAGGGCGCCTATAACCGCAAGTGGAAGACCAAGCGGGGGGTCAAGGTGATCCAAGTGCCCACCCCCAAGCGGCCCCTGCTAGCCTTTGGAACCCCCTTCATGCTCGCGGTGCGGAGTGAGCTGCAAAGGATTGCCATCAAGCAAGGGGGCAAGGTAGGAGTGACCTCGGCGGAGCTCAGAGAGCGGGCCAAGCTTGCGCGGGCAGTGGGAGGCTTCTGATGATTGCAGGATCGGCCAACGGCCCCCAAGTAGTGGCCAACACGGCAAAGGCGCTGGTGGTCTCCAATTGGGGGGCAGTGTGTGACACGGCTTGGCTCAAGGCAATGGGCGCCCCCGGCCTTCCTGCCCCCGTAGCGGCCAACCTATACACCTCCCATCGGGCACTCTTCACGGCGGAGACCCAGCCCGCCATGGGCCTCACGGTGATCCGCACCGATGCCAAGATCACGGATGCCTTAGGGGCCATGGACCAAGTGCATGAGCTGGAGATCACGGTGACCTCCGATTGGGGCTACTATGACGGGAGCACGGTCAAGCCGCTGGTGAAGGCCGCCCCCGGAGATCCCGCCATCAAGTTCACGGTGGAGGTCTATGAGACCGCCTTGCGTGCCTATGTGGAGGGCGTGATCATGGTGCTCACCAGCCCGGTCTATGGCTTCCCCAACTATGATGCCCGGATGATGGGCACCGTGGGCTTCACCCCCACCGGGATCTTCAATTGCCAACCCGCGGCGGGGGTCTCCCCTTCCGACTTCGTGGTGGGTGTTGACGATGTGGGATCTTCTTTGATTCAACAGACCGTGCGGGCTACCATACAGGTATTCCAGCGGCGATCCTTAGCGAGGTAGTGAAATGAGCACTGTTATTGCGAGCAATACAAGCGCGGTTTATGTGCAGACCCAAACGGCTCCGGGCACTCCCGTTGCGGTGGGCGACATTGTGGCGGGGGATGCCATCCGCGTGGTGGGGGCTCCCAAGTTTAGCCCCCGCGGTGCGGGCATCATTGAGCGAACGGACACCATGACCCCCTTTGGTGGTGGTCAAGCGGTGGTCACGGGCGGCCATGGGTGGGATATCACTTTCCAGACCGAGCTCTTTTGGGATCCCTCCATTGGCGGCGGAGTGCTGCCCGTGATGGCCAACACCCAACTTGCGGCTCTCTTCCGTGCCACGCCCTTTGCCATCTCGGTCAATGGCACCGAAGATTTCATCTTGGCGGCGCAACCCAACTTTGCGGTGGCGGCCTATGATGCGAACACCCCCACCCGCTCCCCCGACTATGCGGTTCAGCCCTTCACAATCTACTATGTGGAGAGCAACGGCAAGCGATACGCTGCCACTGATTGCATTGCGATCCCCAAGTTCTCGGCGGAGTATGGGCAGCGGGTAATGATCGATTGGACCGTGAAGGGCAAGTGGATCGACCCCGATGCCTACAACACCACCGCCGCCCTCCCCGCCCCCGCCTATGCGGCTGACCAGCCCCCGCTGGTGGCGCTCAATTGCACCCTCACCCTTGCGGGCTACTTTGAGAATGTGACCGCCCTCACCAAGTGGACCTTTGACCCGGGCTTTGCGCTCTCCGATGTGGGCGATAGCAGGGAGGCCAACGGCTTTGCGATCGGCTTCTCCACGCTGGCCACCTATCCCTCCCTTGAGGTGGATGTGGCGGACCTCCCGGAAGGCGCCGCGGCCAGCCCGCAGCAGCAGCCCGATTGGGAGAAGGCGCTTTCCAATGAGGTCTTTGGCACGGCCTTGCTTTTGGAGTGTTTTCTAGGATCGGCTTCCTTTTTCTTCACGCTGGCCAACCCCCAAGTGATCGCATGGCCCGCGGTGGGAGACACCGATGGGCACCGCTCCCTCACTCTCAAGTTTGGTGCCATCCCCGATGCCACCACTCCCAACCCGGCCAGCATCTCATTCTACACTGGAAATTAGGCCCACTCCGGGCAGCTCATTGGAAGGAAGGAAGGCAACATGGCAATCGAGTTTGTGGAGAAACATTGGATCACGGTGGAGAGCAAGCGGGGCACTGCCCGCCTTTGCGTTAGGGAGCCCAATGCGCTGGAGGGTGCCCGCTACCTTGGGGCCATCAATCGCTCTAGGGGTCTCATGGAGCAGGATGAGGCCGCGGGCTTTGAGGCCTTGATGGAGACCCACGCGGGGCTCCTCACGGCTTGCATCACCAGCTCCGAGGAGTGGACCCCCGCCTTCCCCACGGAAGGCAACACGGCGGAGCGGCGTGAGTGGGTGCTCCGCCTCCATTGGGAAGACCTCGCAAAGGTAGCGGGGGCCGTTGCCCAAGTGGGCTACCCAAAAACTTCCGCCGTGTAGAGTGGCGCGACTATGCACGGCTGACCACCTCCCACGGCTTCCGATGTTGGGAGTGCCCGGATGAGGTGCGCCACAAACGGGGCTGCACCGAGGGCTACACCCAAGACCTAGGCTTTGACGCCATGCCACCCAACCCCACCAGCTGCCCCGTGCTCACCACCGCCCCTAGCGGGTTTTGGGAGGCGCACCGCATGGCCCGATGGATCGATCGTGGCAGCCCCGCGGTGGCCTTGGCGGAGGTTGGCACGGCCTCCCTTGACCTTGCGGAGTTCGTCTCTGCTGAGCTCCGGGAGGGCGTCAAGGCCTATGATGAGCGCAAGCGCAAGACCATGGAGCGACTATCCGCCTTGACGGAAGGGCTCCGCTTAGGAGGCAAAGGCAATGGCTGATACCGTAGTCACAATTGGCGGAGATAGCACCGGGCTTCAAGGCGCCTTCAAGGATGCGGGCAAGAGCGCGGGCACCGTCAAGGTGGAGGCCAAGAAGCTATCTGACCAGCTCAAGGAGGTGGCGGATGATGCCGACAAGGCCGCGGGTGCCCTAGCCCAAAAGCTTGGCGGCCCCGGAGCCATCAAGGCGGTGGCGGGGATAGGGGCGGCGGTAGGCATAGCCAAGGCGGGCGTGGAGGCCTTCCTTGATAGCAGTGAAGCCCTCTTCAAGAGCTACGGCGACGAGGGGCAGAAGGTTTGGGATGAGACCGAGAAGAGCCTCTTTGCCATCAAAGGCGCCTTTGCGGAGGCGGTGCTAGGCGGCGGGTCCATGGAGGAGATGGGCTCCCGCCTCAAGGGCATCTTTGATGGGGTGAAGCGGCTCCTTGACGGGATGCTCTTGCCCATCAAGCTGGTGACCGCGGCCTTTTGGGATAACGCGGATGGGGCGGAGGCTGCCCGCAAGGGAGTGGTGGAGCTCAAAGAGGCCAATGACAAATATGTGAAAGACTCCAAAGCGATGGAGGATACGGTCAAAACCTTGACCGAGGAGATGTGGGCACTCACGGGGCAGACCGATAAGCTCAACGCCTCCCGCAACCAAGGGCTCCGCACCGCCCGCTTGGCCGCCATGGCGGAGATCGAAGCGGCGGAGATGGCCCATGATATGGTTGTGGCCAACGATGTGCGGGAGGCCAGCCGCCTCCGCAACAAAGACAAGGTGCTCACTGATTGGGTTGCGGAGCATGGCCGGATCTCGGTGCATGACAAAGAGGCGATCAACAAGAGGATCGAAGAGGCCAACCAAAAGAGCTATGACACCCAACTAGCGATCTCCATGCGGTCCATGACCAAGGAGCGGGAGGTCAAATATCTTGCGTTGGCCGAATCGCTCATGCTGCTTGACAAGCTGGAGGCGGCGCAAGCGGAGGCGGCCAAGGCAAATGCCAAGCCGCCCAAGCCCCGCACCGTTTCGGCCCCTTCCAAGCCCGCTGGTGAGGAGGACCCGATCGCCTTTGCGCGGGTCTACTCGGATGGGCTCCAAGAGCTCACGGCGGAATCGGTGGCGGCCATCCAAGCAAGTGAGGTGGCCTATGGTGAGAGCACCACCAGCATCATCACCACCACCCGGAGCAAGCTTGATGCCATGCTGGCCGCGGATGCGGCGGCCAATGCGGCCATGGAGAAGCAAAAGGCGGAGAGCTTGGATCGGATAGCCAAGGAGAAGGAGCGGCGGGCGGCGGAGGATGATGCAATCATTGCCACCCGGAGCCAAATGGCCATCCAATTCGAGATCGATGAGTTCAACCGCAAGAAGGCTCTCCGGGAGCAAGCGGCGGCGGAGGAGGCGGCTTCATGGGCCAAGCTCAAGGGTGACCTCTACACCATCACGGTCAATAACAGCGCCAAGATGCTTGCGGTGGACCTCCAAGATAAGGAGAAGAGCAAGACCGCGGCTCAACGGGCCACGGCGGCGGTGGTGCAAGGCCTTGGAGATATGGCCATGGTCAAGAGCGGCCTAGCAGCGGCGGAGGGCAACTTTGCGGAGGCCGCTGCCTTCTCGGTTGCGGGCACTCTTGCCTATGGCATAGCGGCCAAGCTGGCCCCATCGGAGAAGACCAAGACCACGGCGCCCGCGGCTGCCAACACGGGCGGCGGGAGCACCACCAACACCAGCTACAACTTGCGAGTTGACGCGGCCTTTGCGGACGGGGAGAGTGTTGCCCGCCGCTTTGCGGAGATGCAACAGGGTGCCCAGCGCCGCGGCTTGATCTAGGAGACCTCTACCATGGCCAACTTCCCACTAGTCACTTGGCCCATCTCCCTCACGGGGGTCACGGTGACCTACAACGCGGTGCCCTACAATGTGCCCGATTGCACGGGCTACGGGTTCGGGGTGAGCAACACCTCCACCAAGGAGGCTAGCGTGGATGTTGGCGGCGTGGTGGGCAGTATCGCGGGCAACTTTGCCGCGGCCCTCAACACGGCCATCACGGTGGGCAACCCCGTGAGCGCCACCTATGCCTATGCCGATGGCACGGCCCCCGCTCTTGGCCCTCTCAAGGCAAGCCTAACGGTCACGGGCAGCTTCCCGGTGATCGTGGATTTCGGCTCGGTGGAGATGGCAGCCCGGTTGGGCTACTCCACCCAAGTGAAGACCTTGACCACCACGGGCTTGAACCTCACCCCCTACAATGTTGGCGGGGTGTGGATGCCCAACGGGGTGGCAGGGGATGTGCGGCGCTACCTCACCCAACGGGCGGCGGCCAGCTCCAATGAGATGAGCGGCCTCTCCACGGATGTGGTCAATTGGGGGCAGATTGTGGATGTGGAGATCATGAGCTCGGCCTTCTATGCGGCCAATGTGGCCCGCTACTTTGCGGCCACTCAGATCTATGCAACGGCGGCGGGGCGGCAAGTGGCGGACCCCAACAACACGCTGGAGGGAATGGTGGAGGCCGCGGCCACGGGGGTGACCTTCCGGGTCTACCGTGAGGCCGCCACGGCGGAGGGCACCACTCCGGGCTACTACCTCCCCGCCAAGATGCCCGCGGTGGCGCAACAGGGCAAGGCCATGGATATGGTGGCGGCCTTGGATGAGCCCCGCCTATGGAACACAAGCGGCATCTTCTTTCGGGCGTCAACATGAGCGATCGCATCATCCTCATCCGCATCCACGGCTTGGGCTCCCTGCTCTCCAATGACCAAATGGTCTTCACCTCACGGGGCACGCTCCCCTATCTGCCCGCCTTTGCCACGCTAGCCGGGGTGGTCTCCAATCTTGGGGATCAATTCTCATCGGAGATCGGCTTCTTTGAGAGCATGGGCAGCGACCCCACCACCAGCTTCTCGGTGATCTCCACGGCGGAGACCCGGGAGGCCTTGCTAGGGCGGCGCAAGGTGCCCGTGCTGGATAGCAACGGCGCCCCCGTGGTCACCTCCACCTATGTGCCCCCGCTGGTGAGTAGTGTGACGATTGGAGTGAGTGACACTTCGGGGATGTTTGTGACCCAGCGGATCCGCATTGGCACCATAGCTTGGGAGGTCACCAATGTGGTGGATGGCACCACCATTGAGGCCACCCGCATATGGGGCTCACCCCGCAATCCGATCCCCATGATTCTTGCGGGGGAGGAGGCGGTGGGCATGGTGGTCTATGACCTCTTCCTATCCACCGGGAGCGTGGAGGGGCTGCCCGTGGTGGTCTCCACGGCGGAGGTCACGGCCACCAGCCGCTCGGAGGAGGATGTGATCTTCCGCGGGCAGGTCACCAAGGTGGGGGTGGAGACCTCCCGCGGGGCTGCCAACCAGATCACGGTCCAATGCGGGAGCCTCATGGGCTACCTCCGCAACGCCCCCTTTCGCCCTCCGATTGGTAGTGACACCATTTTGAGCGCAACCTTGGAGAGCTTTGATCCTTTGATTCTTGGTGTTGAGGCGGGCATTGGAAGCTTGCAAACCAAGACCAACACGGGGGTCTATGGCGTGCCCACATGGGCCTACCCCGGGGGCGCCGTGGACCCGGCTGATGTTTCCAAGACCTCAATGAGGGCGTGGCAAGTGCGGGATGGGGGGCGGGGGTGTGTTATCCCCTACAACACCAACACCTTCGCAATCCCGATCCAAGTGGAGGGGCAGACCGCCAAATTGACCTTCTCAACGGGTGGCCTTGGTTGGCTCATGGTCTTTGATTCAAGCTTCTACACCCCCAACGGGGGCAGCCCGCTGACCGATAGCATGGTCAACTATGCGATCCCCTACAACGATCGATCTAGGGGCCAAGTTTACAATGTGACCGCGCCAAGTGAGAGCGCCTTTGTGTGCAAAACTGACACTCCCGACTACATAATGTTGCTTGATCTGCTCTTTGGCACGGTTGATGATTATCTTGGCACCTATGGCTGGAGAGCGGCCACCGAGGCCGCTTGGTTGCCCTATGATGCGGCGGTAGAGGCGCCTGCCGATCTGGTGGACCTTGCCTCCCTTGAGGCGCTGCTCCGAGGCCGTTCAGATGTGTTCCCCAACACTTTGGATGGAACAGAGGAGCAGCCGCTCCTCCGAGTGCTCCCCTATGATGCGGGCAACGCCAAGACCGTGGGGGATGTGCTCACCCTCATCCTCAAGCGGCTTGGCGGCTTCATGGTCTATGACCGCGGCAAGCTCCGTTTTGGCTCATGGGCCGTCAACAATCCGATCCCCACGGTGGTGGATGATGAGGCCTTGGCGGAGCCCGCAATCTCCTTGGACTTTGACCGCACCGCTTGCCTCCAAACCGTGGAGGTGGAGCTTGGGGTCTACCGCTTCCGCAATGATTCGGGCTCCGATGCCCGGGGCACCATCAAGCGGGCCGTGAGCAACCTTGACCTCGGCGCGGCGGGCCTTGGCAAGACCACCCAAATGGGCTGCTTCACCGCGTGGAATGAAGGCGCCACGGTGGTCAACAACTTTATCCTTGGCAGCTCATGGTTTGCCAATGCCAACCAAGCGATCGTGCGATACTCCCAACCCGCTGCCCGCGTGGTGGTGACCTACCGAGATGCGGTGGCCGATCTGGTGGTGGGTGAGACCGTGGCCTTCTCCACGGCCTATCTGCCCAGCGCCACGGGTGAGATGGGGGTGAGCCAAGCGGTGGGGATCGTGATCAAGGCCAATCGCTCATGGAAGACCCCCCTCACTGAATACACCCTCCTCCTCTTTGGCTACACTCAAGCCACGGCCAACGCGGTGCCCCTCATTGCAGCCTCGGCGCGGTGCGTTGGTGGGGTAGTGGGAGGCAATAGCATCCCCGTGTATCCCACATGGTTCACGCGGGGACCCTCTGCCACGGGCGGGGCTCCCACCTCCGATGTGGCGGCCTTCCAGCAGGTGGCCACCTTGGCGGGCACTCCCTATGTGGCCGTTGTGCTCCTTGATGCCAATGGCACCGATGTGGGCGGGGCGATTGACTTGGCCACGCCCGATGTGACCACCAGCAGCCTCAACTTTGCGGGGGCGCCCTTCCTTGGCACTACCATCCTCCCGGACTATGTGATCACCATTGCCCCCGCCTCCGGCATAGGGGTGCAAGGGTGGGATGCCTACCAAGCGGACGCCGCTGGTGAGGTGCAAGGCAAGCCCATTTACTCTTCCCCGTGGGTGCAATAATGGCATGGAGCAAGCTTGATGAGGATAGGGCCGCGGCGGAGGAGCCATGGTCCGCTTTCCTGCTCAAGGGGCTGATTGACAACGCCAACGCCTATGCGGAGGAGCTAGCCCCGGGCTTTGCAGCGGCATGGAGCTACCAGCACCCACCCAAGTGGGCCTCCTTGGCGGACTTCGCGGGCACGCTGGTGACCTTCAATTGCGGGAGCAAGGCCACCTCGGTCTCCTTCCTCCTCAACTTTGAGCACCACCCCACCCTCACGGGCTACTTGCGGATCACTCACCCTGCCACGGGGACCACCACGGTGGAGGCGATACCGGGGGGCTACACGGATATCCCGATCTCGCTCTCCTTCCCGGCGCCGATAAGCGGCCCCCAAGAGTTTCAAGTGCTCTACAAGAGCAGCATGGCGGAAGAGAGCCTTGGGCACTTCCACTGCTTTACGGCCATCGGCAACCAGATCGCGGTCCGCAATGATGGCACGGTTTTTACCGTGGCGGGCAACGCGGGGCGTCAATTTTGGGCAGTGCAACTAGCGGGCACCAATGTGGACAATGGCGCCCCCATGCCTCCGGGTGGCTTTCACACCTACCAGATCGGACGGGTCAACCCCGTGGCCAACACGGGCGGCGGCCAGCACGCCGATGGCTACCTCATCACATGGCCCGATGTGGAGACCTCTCCCCCGATCCTCCGCACCACCTCCACCTTCATCCAACAAGCCCCCAACTATGTGCAGGGGGATATCTTTGAGCTCTCTTGGATCGCCCTGTTTGGGGTGGGCTTCAAGGTGACCGACAATGTGGCCTCCGAGGTGCCCATGGTCTATGCCCACGATCTTGCCCAATCGGTGGGTGGCATCCCGCGGTGCCAACGGCTCTTTGCGGGTAACCAGCTGATCCAAGTGGCGGCTTGCGCTGCCACGGATTCGGGCTTCTTGGGGTGCATAGTCGGCCCGGGCGCACCCATCACCCACTTCTATGCGGCGGATGAGAATGGCACCGCCAACTTCACCCTCCGCTTCCGCGCCTTGGTCTATGAGCCCACCTTCACACCTCCCACTTGCACCATCACGGTGACCGAGTGCCAAGTTGGCCCATCCTTCACCCCGCTGGTGACCCTCTACCTTGGCACTCCCGCGATCCCCTTGATGCGGGCGCGAAGCTCCTTTGAGCAGCGGGGCTTCTCCACGCTGGCCATCAATGGGGTCAACCTTGGCGCGGATGAGTGGGGCATGGCCGATGCAAGCTTTGGCTTGGACCTCTTGACGGCCCCCATCATTACCGCCGATCTAAGCTTCCCCGTTCAAAGTGTGGCCACGGGGACGATCTATGTCATCCAAGTGGCGTTTGATTCCGCGGCCTATGTCTCTTCCTTCTACCTTGGCGGAGGCTAGCCCATGCCTTTCTCGGTTCCCGCTACCTTGCCCGCCTTGCCCGCCTACGGGCTGCCCCCCAATGTGATCCGGGCATCCTACGCCCTCAACCTCATCCAAACCGATGCTTTCCAGTTTGCCACCTCACGGCGGAAGGTGGTCAACCTCTTTCCCATCTCACCCTTGCCCGCGGGCACCGATGTGCGGGTGGCGGAATTCTATTACTACCCCCTGCCCACCTCCAGCGGAGACCTTCAAATCGTGCTGATTGGGTCAAATGTGGATGTGCGGATCATTAGCCTCATCACTCCGGGCGTGGATGTGACGATCGCCACCAGCGCCTTTGATGTTTACACGGGCATCCTCACGGGGCTTGGCACTACGCCCGAATTGCTCCGGGTGATGGTCTCGGATCAAGGCTCGGGCTACCTTGTCGGCCTCTTCATGTATGAAACCTCTCTCACGGCGGGGCAACTCCCCTAACCCTCAAGGCAACCCATGGCATTTTTGACCTTCCCCCGCGCCGCCAAGGCGCTCATTGGCTCCAAGCTCCGGGCAACCTCCACGGGGGTGAGCCTTGCCACTCCTTGGGGCTCCCACCTTGATTTTGATGTGAGCACCACCGAGGCGGCGGAGCTGGCCAGCCTCTTTGAGAGCTTGGCGGTGGCCTTCCGCGCTAGGGGCGCCGTGGTGCCCGCTGCCACCGTAGCGGAGGAGCCCGCCCCCTACACCAAAGACACCTTGGGCACCTTTGAGGCCCGTGAGGCTTTCCCCGATGTGGACCCCCATGTGGTGGGGCTGCCCAAGGTCAAGCGGGTCTACACCAAGAAGGCGGCCAAGTGAGCCTCAAAGCCGCGCTGGTGACCTCGGCGCTCCATGAGCTTGCTCTCCATGTGGTGGAGGAGGGCGGCCCCAATCGCGGGATCAAGGTAGAAGCCTACCAGCGGGCCGCGGGGCTCAAGCCCGGTGACCCGTGGTGCGCCGCCTTTGTGGCGTGGAATGTGGCAACGGCCAAGGGCGTGGCCAAGGCGCCCTCTTGGACTAGCGGCTCGGCCATCACCACATGGCACCGCGGGAGCCGCAACCTTGCCGCTGGTGACAAGGCCACCCCCGTGGAGGCCGAGGCCTTGCCCACCAAGGTGGAGCCCGGGTGGATATGGGTGAGGGCCACCACTGCCAAGGCGGCGGATGCGGCCCGCAAGGGCGGATGGGTCAAGGGCCATTGCGGGATCGTGGTGGCCGTTGACGCGGTGGGCTTTCACACGGTGGAGGGCAACACCAACAAAGCGGGCAGCCGTGAGGGTGATGGGGTTTGGCGGAAGCTCCACAAGTGGTCCGATGCGGCGCTGATTGGGCGCACCGTGGGTTGGTTTGACCCCGATGGCACGGAAGCGGTGGCAGCCCGCAACCCTTGATCTTTTGCCCCGCTTTGGCCAACCTAGCGGGGGCACTTTCGCACTCTCTTGGAGCTGGCCAATGATCAAGTTCACTCACTCCAAAGGTCGCATCAATGCGGGTCTTGCGATCGGTGCCCTCCTTGGGTGCGCCATCCCCATTGTGGCGGTGGCCGTCACGGGCGGGGTGGCAGCGGTGCCCCTCTCCCTATGGCTCGGCCTTGGCGGCACCATCTCGGGCCTCTTTGCGGGCAATGTGGAGGCCAAGACACCCGTGGAGCGTGCGCTTGATGCGGACGCATCAAAGGCGGGCGGCTCGGATGAGTGAGCCCAAGGTCACGGGGAGCTTGGAATCGGTGGCAGCCCGTGCGGTGGTCACCCTGCCCACGGCTTGGCGGGTCTTCACGGGGATCGGCTCCTTTGCCTCCACGGCGCTCTTGGTGATCCTCTCCTTTGTGGGGCAGACCGTGAGAGCGGAGTGGGTGGAGCTCCGGGCTGAGCTGGCCGAGATTCGGATCAAGCTTGCGGAGCAGCCCGCCCCGGAGGAGTTCAAGGCCTTGCGGGCCAAGGTGGAGCAGATCAATGAGAAGGTGATCCGAATTGAGGCCCGCTTTGATGAGTGATCGCGGGCCTTGGGCTCAAGGGCTCAAGGGCTAGCCATGCCTCCCACGCGGCAAGGTCCAAGGGCACGCTCTTGGTGGCCTCATCCCACGGGCAGAGCGGGCGGAGCGGCCCCCCATCTTGGATGCGGTAGAGGCTATGGATCGGACACCTGCCACCTCCACGGCGGTCACCCGTTCGGGGCGGAAGATCAAGGAGCGGGAGCAGGTCTTCAATCCGAGCGAACCAGCACCCCGCGTGGCCCCGCGGCGGCTTGCCATTTTTGTTGAGCTTGGTGTGATCGATCCTCATCACAAAGACCACCACCACGGGGGTGCGGTAGCGGGAGGCAACCTCCGAATAGGATCGGATGTGGCGATCTTCAATCATGGTCTCCAGCGGGCCAACGGTGCCTCCCTCTTGGAACCAATCGGTTTTTGCCTTGACCTCCACCAGCGTGGCGCCCCTGCCTACTTGCATCTTGATGAGGTCGGGGATGGGGAGGCCGTTGGCGTCAAAGTAGGCTGCTCCGCCTTCCGGGTGGTCCGCTTTCCACACTCGGGCATTGGGAGCCCGGGAGAGATAGGCGGCAACCCCATCTTGCGCCACCAGCCCGATGGCATGGGCATCCTCAAAGGCGCGGTGCTCTAGGCGGCTCACTTGTCACCCCCGCTGGTGGCCTTGCGGGCCTCCCGTTGCGCCTTGTCAAAGACCCGCTGGAGACCTCGCTCCGCCCTCTTGGCGCGGGCCTCCGCTGCTATGCCTTCCGCCACCTCCCGGAGCTTGGCACGGGCAGCCTCCTCCTTGGCAGCCCGGTTGCGCTCGAGCCGCTTGCGCTCAACGGCGGCCTTCTTGGCCTTGACCTTGGCCGCAAAGGCGGGATCGTTGGCCAGCCGCTCCCGGTCTCGCACTTTGCGCCGCTCATATTCCTTGGCCTTGCGGGCTGAGATGGCCTCGGGGGTGTTATTGGCGGCCTTGCGGGCAGCGGTGGCGGCCCTTTGCTCCGCATTGCGGGCGTGCTCTTGGGCTCTCCGCTTGGCGCGGTAGGCCTTGGCATAGGCGGCATCCTTGGCCACCCTCTCCGCCAACCTCTGAGCATAGGTCACCCCCGCGGCCTTGGCGGTCTCCTTGCGGCGGGCGGCACTAGCAGCCTTGGCCTCGGCCTTCTTGGCCTCCAGCTCACGGGCCTTGGCCTCCTTCTCCGCTGCTATGGCGGCGATGCGGGCGGCGGCGGCCTCCTTCTCCGCTGCAATCGCGGCAATGCGGGCCACCGCCAACAGCTTCTCCTCTTCCGTGGGAGCGTGGCGCGGTGGTGGGGCTTTGCGGGTGGAGTGGCGCGGTGTTGCCTCCTTGAGGCTCACCCATTTCTTGGCCTCCACGGGGGCAAGAGGGGCAGGGGCGGGCGCGGGGGCTACCGTTGGCAGGGCAAGCGGCTCCGCCTTGGTGAAGCGGCCATTGGCGGCTTGCTTGCCATGGCGGCGGATGGCTTGGACCTCCCGGAGCGTGGGGGTATCTTGCGAACGGTTGCGCCCTCCGCCGTTGCGGGTGCGGGTCTCACGGTCTCGCACCTTCTTGGCCTCATGGACCAACCAAGTGTTGAGAGCGGACACCAGATCGCAAGAGGCCTCCCACGGGGTGAGCTCCGGGAGCGGAAGGGTAGCGTAGAGGGGGGAGAGCCATGCGCCGCGGGCTATCACTAGGCGGCGCACTGCTATGGCTTCGGGGTGGCCAGCCTTGACGCGATCGTTGGCAACGCGGTGGCGGATGGTGGTGTTGTGGACGGGTGCGGGGTTCATAGGTCACCAAAGAGAGAGAGTTGGCGGGTGGATTCATAGGCCTCGGCGGCCTCCTCCGCCTCAAGCTGGAGGCCAAAGAGGATGCGGGCTTCCGCGATCGTGAGGTAGGCTGGATCAAGGTCACACCCGCGGAAGGTTGCGCCCTCCAGCATGGCGGCCTTGCCCGTGGAGCCGCTGCCCATGAAGGGATCTAGGACCGTGCCTCCGGGCGGGGTGATGAGGCGGATGAGGTAGCGCATGAGCTCGGTGGGCTTGACGGTGGGGTGATGGTTGCGGACGGCCTCGGCGGTGCGGGATGCCCCTGCCCGTGGGCTATTGAGACCCGCGGTGCCTTCTTGGCGATCGGTGGCCTCCGCTCCCGATCTGGTGGGCAGGTGGTCGCAGCCCTCCTCACGATCGGCGCGTGAGGCCTTGGCGCAATAGAAGAAGCGGGAGGCGGAGCCGCCGCCATCGGAGTGGCCCCGCGTCTCAAAGGGCACCTCGGACCCACCGTAGCCCATGGAGGCGGTATTGTGGCGCGGCCTATTGCTAGCGGCTCCCGTGAGCGGAAACCCCGCCACCACCTCCGGGCTGCCATCGTGCATGAGGTTGGCGGGCCATCGGCCAGCGGTCTCACGGCCAGCGGTCTCACGGCCAGCGGTCAACACGGGCGCGGCGGTGTCTCCCGCGTTGCGGCATGAGGCATTGTGGCGGGGATCGCTGCCCACCCTTGCCCCATCAATGTTGAGCGCCCCCGTGCCATGGAGGAGGAGGTTGGCGGCCACGGTGCCCACCAGCGGCTTGCGGGCCATAATGATGGGCTCCCACGCGGGCTTGAGGGCGGTGCCCCATCCTGCCCACTCACGGGCCGCATCCGTGGCGGGCGCGCCTTTGGCTAGGGTCACACCACCCCTTATGTTGTTGCCATAGACCGCATTGAGGCCGTTGGCTCCCGTGTAGGTATCGGGCTCCCGCTCCGCTCCCGCTGCCCGATCGATCGCCTTGGAGGCATCATGCGACTTGGGGAAGCCCGAGCCATAGAGCCAACAAACGCAATCGCGGATCTCCCACCCCGCGTCCTCAATGGCAACGGCCATGCGGTGAAAGGCGCGGGTGCCTCCAAAGGCAAGAAGGTAGGCTCCGGGCTTGGCAACCCTCAAGGCCTCTCGCCAAAAGGCCGGGCCGGGCACTCCCCGATCCCACTCCTTGCCCATGAAGCCCCGCCCGCTGGTGGCATCCTCCAAGAAGGCGGTGGGGCCACTCGCAAGCCCGTAGGGTGGATCGGTCACAATGGCATCCACCGAGGCCTCATCCATGGCGGCCATGCTCTCCCTGCAATCTCCAAGGTGGAGAGCGTAGCGGCTCACGGGTCACCCCGATCGCTGATGATGAGCGCGGTCACATAGGCAAAGAAGAGCACCATGAGAGTGCATAGGATCACATTGGAGCGGGTGCCCGGTGGCAGGTCCATGGTGGAGACCCGCACCACCAGCGCGGCGCCTAGCATCCAACCAACAGCCCGCCAAAGGCTAGGGGGCTCGGGCACCTTCACGGCGCACCTTTGGGCAGCTGAGCTGCTCCCGCGTGGAAGGCCGCAAGGGTGGCCAGCCCGATGGTGCGCCAATCCTTGCCAAAGGCCCGGAAGCCAAAATCAAGCCCGCGGGCCTTGGCGATCGCGAATTGGTAGCCCGTGAGGCTACGGTCAAGGCGCAAGTGGAGCTCAAAGGGGCCGAAGATGGCGATCATGCTATGGCCCCAAGGGTCGGGGCTCCACACTCCGCCAAAGGTGGCCTCCAGCTCCTCAACGGTGGGCAAGGTAACGGGGTCAAGGCTGCTCATGGTGGGCTCCAAGTGAGGGGGTTACTTTCCAAGGGCCGTGGATGCGGCTCCACTCTGCTATCCACACGGCGTCACATTCGGCCAGAGTGAAGCGGCGGCCCCATCGGGCCTCGGCCAGCTGCTTGAGGGCTCTCTTGTGGGAGGTGGGGTCCACCCGCTTGGGGAGGCCAAGCTCACGCTGCCAAGCGGCGGGGGTCACGCTCTCCACCTTGATCCCGGAGCAGAGGAGGCCTCCAAATGCCTCCCCGTAGACCCTCCCAAAAGTGAAGGTGGAGGCTACCCCTTGGCGGGGCATGGCTCCCACCCGCTCAATGGCGGCGGAGAGGTCGGGATTGACCTTGACCATGGCGGCAAGGTGGTCCGCCACAATGAGGGCAATTATGCCATGGGTCTCCGCCTCGGAGAAGCGGGAGATCTCAAGGATCTCTCCCGCGCTGGTGATGGTGGCAATGGCTCCATTGGAGCCCGGGTCCACTCCCGTGTAGAGGCGGCTCACGGCGCGGCCTCAAGCGCGGCCACCAGCGCGGCGGCCTCGGTGGTGCTAGCAAAAGCCCGGCCTCCCACCTCGCACCCGAATGCGGCCACCCACCTATCTGAATGCCCAACATAAGCGTGCGGGCTGCCCCATGCCTCCCGCACAAGGGCAAGCAAGCAGCCCAAGGTGGCGGGATCGGAGAGGTCGGGGAGGCCACCACCTTGAATGATTGGCGCGGTAGCGATTACGGGCCGCACCCCAACGCCATCTTGCTTGTAAAGCATCCCATCCACCCACCGCCAATGGGGGCACGCTACGGCGCGGCGGGCAAGGGTCCAATTGGGGGCGCTCATTGCGCACCTCCCGTGGGCTCACACCCTGCTACCTTCTTGGCCCGCGGCTTCCGCTTGGCCTCATTGGATTGGAGCCGCTTGAGGCTAGGGTAGGATAGGCGGCCAGCATAGACCCGCGGCCATGCGTCAACAGCGGCTTGGAGGGCCACCGCTGCCCGGATGGGGTCAAGGTCTTCCGTGGGGCTCACTCCAGCGGCAAGGCTGCCCGGGCGGAGGCCTAGCAGCTGCTCCCACCACTCATGGAGGTAGGGGCTCCCCAAGGTGGACCGAATCCGCACCCCAAGGGCTTGGCGGGAGATGCCGAGGCCACGCGCAAGGTGGACCTTGGTGCCATAGATCGCGGCCACCCGCTCCCCGATGATGGCCGTGGTGTAGGGGTAAATCATGCCCATGGAAACTCTCCCGCGCTCTCATCCTCCAAGGCCGCGTCCATGCCTTGCGCCGTGGCATCCACCACGGGCGTGGCCTCATCCTCATTGGGCACCACCAGCGGCGGCGGCGGGGGCACCATGCGGGCGCCACCAACGGCCACGGGCACCGCCTCCACCTTGACCCGCTCGGGCTGGTAGAGGGGCGCCTCCGCCTTATCGGCCAGCTCCAAGGCATCGGCCATGGAGACCGAGCGGGGGAGATACTTGGCAGCGCGGCGGAGCACGGTCTTGCGGGCCATCTCTGCCCAATCGGTGGCCCATGGGCCGCTCTTGCCCGCCCGTGCCCGGTTGCGGATGGCGTCAACATCCTCCTTGGCCATCCACTCAAAAACATGCTCTCCGCTGGTGAGCACCGCGTGGCAGTAGACCCCAAGGATTGGATCGGCGCCCTTGCGGCGGAGGTTGGGGTGATGGCGGAAGGGCGGGGTGCTCTCCAAGGTCACCTCAAAGAGGTCCGAATCATAGACCACGCGGGCCGAGATGGCGGCAATCTCCCCGGAGCGGCGGATGAGCTGGAGGAGGCCTTGATAGCCCACAATGAGGGTGCATTCGGTGCCATGGGGCACGAGGTAGCAGCTACCCAGCACATGGGGCTCAAGGCCCAATTGGCTTGCCATCATGATGGCGGCCATCACGGAAGGCGGGGAGCACTTGGAAAGGCCGGGGTTGGTGCGGAAGGCCGTGAGCGCAAGGCGGACCATGCGATCGGGCGTGAGGTGGGCCGGGAGGGCGGCCCTCATCTGCTCCTTGGTGGAGGCCGATAGGAGCCATTCGGCAACGGGGTGGTCTTGGCGGGCTAGTTGGGTGCTCATCTCATCCTCTCTGGTGGTGGTGGCCCATGGTGGGCCGTGGAAGGGGGCAAGGCGGGGATTGCACCCGCCCCTTGGGGCTACTCCCCTTTGCCCTTGCGCGGTGCGGTCACGCGGCAAGATGGGCTCACGGTGGTGACCTTGCGGAAGGCCGCCACGATCTCCGGGTGAGCAGCCTCAAGCCCCTTGGCGTCAAGGCCCACCCGCTCCGATGCGGGGGAGAATGAGCTCTTGACCCCCGAGGGCGCGGCCAGCTTGGCGGCCACCTTGTGCGCCTCAAGGATCACCCGCTTGGCCTCATCCTGCTCGGCCTCCAAGGCCTTGATCTCCGCTCCAAGGGCCACATAGCGGTCCATGGCAGAGGCCACCGCTGGCTCCGCTTCCGTTGGCCCTTCCGCCGCGGGGTGGATGGTGCGGGCAATATCCTCCAGCTCATCCGCATCGGAGGCATCGGGGAGGCGGCCTTGGGGGTCTTGCACCCATGCCATCACGCTCTTGGCCACGGTGGTCACAATCTCCGCCGCGTCACGGCTTGCTTGGATGGGGATGAGGTGGAATTGGTAGACCGTCCAGACCGCAAGCCATCCAAGAGAGCACCCGGTCACGGCCAGCTGCGCTTGCACTTGCCACCAATAGGCAAGGCGGAGGTCACCAGCGGGCACGGCGGAGAAATCGCCATCCGCCACCGCATCCCAATCGGAGCGGGAGCGGTCAAGCTTGGCCTCCACGGTGGCCAACACGCGGGAGGTCTCCACATGGTAAACAAAGCCATCGGGCGTTGCGGAGGCTGCCCCATCGGAGAAGGCCCGCTCATTGCCTCGGAGCTCACACCCGGGGGCAAGGTCAATGTGGCGGAGGGCGATCTTGAGGATCACCTCCTCCGCATCCCTGCCCGCTGCCATTGCCTCATTGCCCGAGGGCGGGGCCACCAGCGCCAAGAGGTCACGCTTGGAGAGGATGAGGCCAAGGAGGCCGCCGTAGGGGGAGACCCCGATGGCACGGGCCACCTCGGAGGCGCCAAGGGTGGTGCCACGGGCGCGGTGCCACTCCGGGGAATCCTTGGGGAAGGCGGGCATGGCCACCGCGGAAACATTGGGGAGGATGAGGTCAAACATTGGTGAAGCCATCGGCAATGAGGGTGAGGTTGGCGGCGGCCTCTTGGGTGTAGACCATGAGCTTGGGGAGCACCGTGGTGAGGGGCTCGGAGGTGGCAAGGGGCTGCCAATCCACCAAGGCGCTGGTGGTCATGGTGCTCATCACGGGGAGCACGCTGGTGGCGGGCAATCCTGCCCAACCCTGCTTGGTGGGCTCCACGGCGCGGGAGAGGTGGAGGTGGAGGGCGCCCTTGGTGGTGGTGCTGTTGCTCACATTGAGGCGGTAGACCACTTTGGCACCGGGCACCGTGATGGTGGAGCCAAAGGCCGCATCTCCGATGGAGCAGAGCGAGGGAGCCCAATCCGAATCCGTGGCCGCAAAGGCCTCATGCAAGAGGGGGAGCAAAATGGCGAGGGTAACATGGTCCATGGCGGATCTTCCTTTGCCCGTGAGGGCTATGTGCGGGGTGCATCCCGCGGGGTGAGTGCTCATGGTCGGCATTGCACCGACCGAGGGGCTTGGCCCGTGAGCGGGGAGGCTAGGCCGAGGCCTTGGCGGCCATCTTGGTGAGCTCAGCCTTGCGCTCCTTGGTGAGCTTGCGGCCATAGAAACCAATTGCCCACTTGGTTTGGGCGGCCCCCTTGGAGATAACCCAATGGAGGCTTGCATTGCCTGCCTCCAAGGCAACGGCGGCGCGGGCGGTCTCGGCGGCGAACTTGATCCGCTCTTGGAGATAGGCGGTCTCGGTCAAGGTCAAGGTCTCGGTGCTCATGGTCTCATCCTTGGTGGCGGGGGTGCATCCCCGTGGTGTGAAAGAGCTACTAGGCAAGGGTTGACGGGGTGTCAACAACAAAGTGCGCCCCCGTAGATCATTTTGCGATCTTCCGCATGGCCCACGCTGCCAAGGCGCTGGCCTCCGAGAGGTTGGCACCCGCGCCACGGGCCGCATCATAGGAGGCCGAATAGGAGCGGAGGTCACTGCCCGTCCGATCGTGGGTCACTTGCGCCGCCGTGAAGGCCCGAGCCGCTGCCAAGCTGGTGGTGGCCATGGGCTAGCCCTCCCAAGAGGTGGTGCGATTCATGCGGAGGCAATCCCGCACCTTCTCGGAGATGGCCAGCGCCTCGGCCTCATCCCACAAGGCCCGGTTGCGGAGGGAGAAGGTGGCATGGTCCACTTGGTTGGCATAATAGGCGGCCACATTGGCCATGATCTCGGCCACAAGGTGGGGGGCGGTCTTGGTGGCCATGGCTAGCCCTCCACGGTGGGGAGCGTGGCAGCAAAGCGGCGGCGGAGGTCAAGGATGCGGAGGGCGGCCAGCTCTTGCGATTGGTGCCAAGCCCGATCCTCATGGTCACCAGCGGAGGCCGCGGCGGCGGAGTGGTGCTCTACGGCGGCCTCAAGGCGGGCAATGGTCTTGGCAAGCAGGGCGGCGGTGGTCTCGGTGGTCTCGGTGCTCATGGCGGGTCTCCGATGGGTGGGGTGGGTGAGTTAGGCGGCAAGGCGGGTGGCAAGGAAGGCGGCCTCACACTCGGCGGCGCGATCCTCAAAGGCAAAGGCATTGGCCCGTGCCCATGCAATGTAGGCCGTGCGAACCTCTGCCCGGATGGTGGTGGCCGCATCCTTGGCGCCCTTGTGGAAGCGGAAGGCCTCCGAGCGGGCGGAGCGCATCTCATCAAAGAGCTGGCCAGCGGTGAGGGCGGCAACGGGGCCAAAGGTCTTGATGGGGGGGAAGGTCGTCATGGTGTCATCCTCGGTTGCGGGCGGTGCAACGCCCTCGGTGTGAAGATGCTTCTAGTGTAACGGTTGCCCCCGTGTCAACAGATACTAGGGCAATTCATCATCATCCGATCCGCCCCCACGATCATGCTCTTCTCCGCACAATTCCGATAGATGGCGGCTCAAGCGGTAGCACCACGGGCTCCCGCCCCCCAGATAGATCTTGTGGGTCGATCTTCCCTCGCCCTTCACCAGCTCACCCCGATCCAAGAAGGTGGCCACCGTGGCCTTCACATTGAGCCCCCGGCCCTTGAGGTAGTCGTGGAGAGCATCGGGCACGAGGTAGACCGCACGCTCCCCCTTCTCCTCCCGCATCCTGCCAATGATGGCCATGGCATTCTCCGGGGCGTTGGCGTGCCATTGCATCCGTGCCCTATTGGAGGCCACCCAAGCCACCACGCCCTCAATGGCATGGGCAGCCTTGTCGGCCTCCGCTCCCTTGGCCAAGATCCCCTCCAGCTCACTCTTGGAGAAGAGGTCCGAGATCTCACTTTGCGCCTCCCACTCCAGCCCAACCGCCTTGCGGAAGAGCCACCAGCCCACCTCCATTTCCGCGAGGTAGAGGGCTATGCGTTGGATGGCCTCGGTGCCACTCATGGCGGGAGGCCGCGCCAAGGCATAGACCGCCGCCTTGCGCTCCACCATGGCCCGGAGCTCTGCCCGCTCTTCCGCGCTGGTGGCGATCACATGGTCCACAAAGGCCGCACCCGCCGCACCGTGGTGGACCTCCACGCCCTTGGCAGCTGCTTGGAGCACCTTCTTGGTCTCCGCACTATCCTTGCCAAAGATCGGCCCCCATACGGTGACGCACCGGGCCACCAGCCCGCCCGCCTCCCGCATCCCTGCCAACGGGGTCTCACCCGTGGAGATGAGCACGCTCTCATAGGTGGCGCTCTTTTGGGTGCCCGTGATGGTGCCCCGCGCCTTGCCCCGCCCTTGGGTGATCTCATAGACCCAATTGCCCGCCGCCGTGAGATCGTCTGCTAGTTGGCTCTCATCCCGGAAGATGGGCAGCCCCCGCATGGCTCCCGCGATCCTCTCCGAGGCCGTGTTGGTATCCTTCCAATTGCCCACAATGCGACCCGTGCCCCAAATGGAGGCGGCCAGCTTGAGGGCCGTGGTCTTGCCAACGCTGCTATTGCCCGAGAGGTCTAGCGCGAAGGCGGAGCCCACGGGAGCAAAGAAGCGGAGCAGTGGGGGCACCACCGCCGCGGCCATGGCATAGGCGGCCCGTGGATGCTCCCGGAGCACGGGCTCAACAGCTGCCCGCCACCCTTGCACCGTGCCCGAGGCCACCACCGCCTTCACGGTGTCACGCTGCTCACCCTCAAGCAGCCCCATGCGGAGATCCATGGAGGCAACACCCGCCGCAAAGTGGACCCCATCAAAGCCCCGCACAAAGGCGGAGCCATCGGAGAGCCAACCCGTGGAGCTGGCCAGCGCCACCGTGGGCCACTTGGGCTTGCGCCCCGCGCTCAAGGCCTCCGCCTCATCTTGGTCCATGAGGGCAAGAGCCCCATCAATGTAGTCAACCAAGACCTTGGCGGTGTTGCTACTCACGGGCAGCCCCTTGCGCCTCCAGCCCACCAAGAGCCTAGCTTGGCAAGCCTCCGCCGCGGGCACCTCCTCACCCTCGGCCAGCTGGTGGCCATGGGCAAGGGTCACATAGTGGTCACGGGTCTCAAGGCTCACTGCCCGGCCCTTGACCCAGATCGCGGGGTAGCAGACCGAGACCCACTCCACCTTGCCCTTGGCGGTCACCACCTTGCGCAAGAGGTGGCCTCTCTCCTCTCTCCACCCATCGGGCATGGGGTGACGCATCTCCCGCGGGCTCACTACCTCCACCACGGCCTCCACCTCTTGCGGGGCAGCCTTGGCCACCTTGGCGGCCTTCACGGGCGCACCCATCAAGCCCTCTCGCACCGCCTCCAGCCCAAGCGTGGAGTGGGCATCATTCCAATCAGTGCCCCGCTCCGGGTGACCCTCTGGCCACTTGGGCACCACCAGCCGCGCCCCTACCGCCTCCGCTGCCACCTTGGCGGCCTCAAGCCCCGCGTTGCGATCGTTGGCCCAATCATCATCGGAGGCCATCACGATCTCCGCCTTGGGAGCCTTGGCACGGGCCATCTTGGCCACCGCCAACAGCTGCCCACTATCCATGGCGCACAATACGCTCCACCCCGTGGCCGCGTGAATGGAGAGCCCCGTGGAGTAGCCTTCACAAATGGCCACCGTGGAGGCCGAGCCCTTGATCACATGATAGGTTCCCGCCCGCTTGGCGCCCTTCTCATAGGTCTTGATCCACCTCTCGCTCTCCCGCTCCCACCAAATGCGCTGGAGGTTGACCACCGCACCCGTGGCATCCTTGAGGGGCAGGATGAGCGTGGTGCCCTTGCGATAGGAGCCCGCCGCCGCCTCCACGCCCTTGGTGGCAAGGTAGCCAAAGGAGCCCGAAGCCTCCGCCGCATCCTCCACCACCGAGATCGCCCGGGCCGCGGCCTCAACAGCCTCCTTTGCTCGAGCAGCCTCACGGACCTTGCCCGCCGCCGCCGCCGCCGCATGGTAGGCTTGGACCTCCGCCGCGCTCATCTCTGAGCTCGCACCGCGGAAGCTCCACTTTGTGGCCCCCTGCCCATCGGCCCAATTGCCAAAGGCGCCCGAGGCCACCCCATCGATGTGGAGCAGATACCAGCCCACCTCCTTGCCCTCTTTGCCCTCCACCTCGCAACGGTGGATCTGACCATCCGCCACCAGCGATCGGATCACTAGCCCGCGTTGACGCGCCGCCTCGCAAAAGGCTTGCTCTGCCTCACCCATCTCATCCTCCAAGGTTGCAAAAAGATCGCCACTCCGCTATCATGCGGAGCACCGGGTGGCCGCTTGGTGCAATCTTGCGGCCTCCTCCATGATGCCACCTTGACAACCCCCCGTCAAGATAGCGCATCTCCAAAGCGCCCCCACGGTGGATCCCATCCTCCCGCCGTGGGGGCTGCTCCTTTTGGGCCGCGGCCAGCGGGGCAGGTGTAAACCAACACTTTACCACTCCGGGCAACCCTTCGAAGCTTTCTAAGGGTTCAACCCTCCGGCCTTTCCAGATGGTTGCCCCCCCGCCACCAGCTGCCCCTATTTCGGGGAGCAGTTCGGGGAGCTCACCCGCCAACGGTCCAAACCTTCCCGAACGACCCAAAACCAAAAGCGAAGTGGGAAGATAGCACTTGTGACCTAGAGCCTTTGATCTTTGGGCATTTTTTGATCCTTCTTCCCACTTTTCCCACTTTTCCCACTCATATTGCCCTATGCGCGGGCGCGACCCCCTCCCCCCTCTCCCGCCTCCAGCCTCTCAAAACACCCCTATAAGGCCTCCACCTAGTGGGAAGATTGGGAAGAAGCCCCTTTTTGGGGTCTAACCCCCCGCAATCACTAGGCTTTGTTTCTGTCCAGTGGTTTGGGAAGGTTTGGGAAGATTGGGAAGGTCACTCCGGGCAGCCCTTCCCACCTCTCCCACCCATCCCACCGCCTTGACCTTGCACCACGCTTGCACCATAGTGGCCCGAGGCTCCCTCCTCTCAACGGCTTTAGCGGGTCACGGGGCAGAGGTAGGGAGCCGCCTCATTGTGCTCCACCAGCCCGCCAAAAAGTAACCCTCGCGCGAGGTCGCCACCATGGCCAAGCTCTCCTCCGAGACCATCAAGACCGTTTGCGATGGCATCCGCATTGGCATGACCGTGGAGGCCGCTTGCCGCCTTGGAGGCATCACCAAGGTGACCCTCCACCGTTGGCGCACCGCGGAACCGGGCACCCTTGACGCGGAGCTCTTGGCCGAGCTGGAGGAGGCAATGGACCTTGCCATGGCGGAGGGGCAGCGGGTCTTGCTCGAGCGGATGCAACGCCACTCTCAAGGTGCCAAGGATAGCAAGGGGCGGCCCGTCAAGGAGTTTGGTGAGTGGCAGGCCACCAAGTGGATCCTAGCAGCCCGCCACAAGATGGGGGTGGAGCAGCGGGTGGATGTGACCTCGGGCGGCCAGCCCGTGAAATATGTGGTCACCATCCCCGTGGTGGGCCGCATTGATGAGGAGCCCGAGGAGGGGGAGGGATGAGCAGCCCGCTACCTTTCACCCCCGCCGTGGCGTGGTGCCTCCTCCTTGCCCTATGGTGCGCCGTGGTGTGGGTTGCATGGGCATGGATGCGGGGAGACAAGTGAGGGCGCCGCTGGAGGTGGCGATCACCCTGCCCAAGCTCTACCGCAAGCAAGCGGCGGCGGTGTGTGACCCCACGCGGATCACTTGCATTGAGAGCACCACCAAGGCCGGGAAGACCATCGGTTGCATTGTGTGGCAGATCGGCCAAGTGATGAGCGGCCCGCCCGATGCCGAACATTGGTGGGTGGCCCCGGTCTATGAGCAAGCCATGATGGCCTATCGGTTGGCGTGGTCACTCTTGCGCCACCAGCAGGGGTTCAAGCAAGCCCTTGCGGAGAAGGCGATCCTATGCCCGGGCGGGCGGCGGTGGAGCTTTCGATCGGCGGATAAGCCCGACAACCTCTTTGGCTCGGCGGTCACCAGCGCGGTCTTGGATGAGGCCTCCCGCATGAAGGATGATGCGGTGGATGCCATCTTCTCCACCACCACCCGCACCCGCGGCCCCATGCGTTTGATCGGCAATGTGCGAGGGCGGGCCAATCGGCACTACCAATGGAGCCGCAAGGGTGAGGCTGGTGAGGAGGGCTTTGCCTACCATAGGATCACGGCGGATGATGCGGTGGAGGCGGGGGTCTTCCACCTTGAGGATGTGGAGATGGCCCGCCGCTCCATGCCCGATGCCATCTTCCGGGAGCTCTACTATTGCGAACCCTCCGATGATGGGGGCAACCCCTTTGGCATTGAGGCTATCCGGGCTTGTGCTGAGCTCAACGGCGGCAAGGCCACGGGCAAGCCCGTTGCGGTGTGGGGGCTTGATATTGCCCGCAAGCGGGATTGGGCCGTGCTCATTGGCTTGGACCACTCAAGGCAAGTGGCAGCCTTCCACCGTTGGCACGGCCTAAGCTTTGGCGCGCTGGTGGGTGAGGTCTCCCGCATAGTGGGCAAGGGCTCCCGGGCTTGTGTGGTCTATGATGCCACGGGCGTGGGGGATGCGGTGGGTGAGCAGCTGGTGGCGGCCCGCGTTTGGGTGGAGCCCTTCATTTTCTCAAGTGCCTCCAAGCAGGGGCTCATGGAAGGCTTGGCCCTTGCCCTCCAGCAGGGCCGCACCTCGGTGGTGGATGGGGTCCACCGTGCGGAGCTGGAGGCCTTTGAGTATGATGTGAAAGCGGGGCGGGTGGTGTATGGGGCGCCCGCTGCCACGCATGACGATACGGTGTGCGCCCATGCCTTGGCATGGTGGGGCGCCGATCGCTTTGGTGTGACTAACGCGGTGCGCCGCGGCATTATCTCCGCCCCCACGGGGCCAACGGTTAGGGGCTCAACATGGTGAAGGCGCAGATCTTGGATAGCAGGGGCAACCCCATCTCCAGCGAACGGCTCAAGACGGGCACCAACCTCATCTCCGCCCGTAACTTCTTGGGCGGCCTCCCGGATGCCGATGCCAACCTTGCCCTGCTCCCCATGGAGCGGCGCGGTGTGGCGGGCTTGGTGGGCCTCTACCGGGAGATGATGGATACCCATGTGGGCATCTCCGCCGCGGTCTATTGGGCCATCACGGAAGCGGCCTCCCTGCCCAAGGAGGTGGTGTGGTCTCACACCCAAGACCCCGATGCGGAGGCGGAGGCCTTCATGGCCCTATGCCGCACCGCGGTGCTAGATGAGGCCGTGGTCTATGATGGCCTCTTGGAGGGTAGCAACGCCTTGTGGGTCTACCCCTTGGTTGACGCATTTGTGGGCTTCGGCCTCATGGCCCCACGGCTGATGAGCGGCGGCGCGGTGGAGTGGTATCCCATCTCGCAAAATGCCGTGATGTTGTGGCGCCCCAATGGCTACCTCCTTGGCGGGGTGCGCTTCTCCACGCCCAACGGCTATGACGACATTGACGCGGCGGAGCTGGTTCACACGGTCCACGGCTTTGCGGGCGCTGGTGAGTTTGAGGGGCGGTCCATGCTCCGCTCTTGCATCCAGCCCTTCGCCATTTGGAAGCAGATCGCGATCTCCGCTGGTATCTATCAGAACCTCCAAAACGGCTTCTTGGATATCTCCTTTGAGCCCTCGGTGGCGGAGGCCGATGTGGCGGAGTTCAATGCCTTTGCCCAAGCCTTCCAAGATGGCCAGCGGCGCTACCTGCTCCGCCCCAAGAATGTGGATGTTGAGATGCGCTACCCCTCGGGCACCCCCGCGGATGTGGTGGCGCAATTGGAGTATTGGGATCGGCAGATCGAGAAGCAGCTCAACGCCCCCCTTGCGGGCATTGCGCAGTTTGGCTCACGGGCCATGGCGGAGACCCTTGACGGCGCCTCCGGGCGGAAGGCCAAGGCTTGGATCAATGGCATCTTTGAGCGGTCAAGCCGCGGGATGTTTGGTTGGCTTGCGCGGCAAGTGGGCTACACGGGCAAGCTCCCCAAGGTGCAAGTGCAATCGGCGGAGCTCACCACGGGCATGGATGGTTGGGCGGCCTATGTGACGGGGGTCCAATCGGGGCTGCTCACCCGCGGCCCGGATGATGAGGCATGGGGGCGCCGTGTGATCGGAGCCCCGGAGCTGCCCGTCAAGGAGGAGCAGGATGTGGTCAAGGATACCCCCGCGCCCCTCTTGGCGGGCAGCTTGCAGATCGCGCAGGAGGTCTTGGGCAAGCTGGTGGCCACGGCGGCCAACCCCGTGCCAATCGCACCCGAGGCGGCCATGGTGCTCCTCCAAGCGGCGGGCCTCCAAGAGCCCAACGCCCGTGCCATGATTGAGGCGCAATTGCGGGTGGTGCCCTTCATGGCGGCGCCCGTTGCGGAGGTGCCCGTGGAAGGCGCGGCGCTGGTGGTGGCCCCCACTGCTCCCGCCCCCGATGATGAGCCCCCAAGCGGAGGCGGCGGCGGAGGCGCACCACCACCAGCGGGCAAGGATGAGGTCACGATCCCGGGCTCCAAGATCACGGTGCCCGCGGCGATTGGCACGGCGCCCGCCTTTGCCCCTGCTACCTCGGCCAAGGATGGGGGCAACCTCTCCGATGGCTTGATCTTGGCGGCCAGCTTGGCGGACCATGTGGAGGTGTTGGTGCCCGACAATGTGAAGGCGGCGGCGGCGGCGGCCTTGGCAGCGCACCGAGCGGCCACGGGCAAGACCACGGACCCCGAGGCGATCCTCCTTGCCCGTGACCTTGCGGCGGGCAAGCGGCTTGCATGGGCTCGGGTGCTCAAGCTGGCCCGCTACTTTGCGGAGGTCTACCCCAAGGCCAAGGCCTCCAAGAGCTTTGCGGACGGCGGCCCGGTCTTCCACCGCTATGAGCTCCGGGGCGGAGATGCGGCACGGGAGTGGGTGCGCACCCTGCTCACGGCCTATGCCATGGCAGCCCACCAGCGGGCGGCGCGGCTCAATGAGGGCGGCGGATGCGGATGCGGAGAGGAGCATGGCGACCTTGGCGATAAGGAGGGGGAAGGGGTCCTAGCCGTTGGTGCCGATGGCAAGGAGTTTGTGACCTACCGTGAGCTCCGCCCGGAGGAGGAGGTGGTGGCATGGGTGACCCTAGCGGAGACCCGCCGCGCCCTTGATGTAGAGCTTGGCTTTGCCTTGGACCGCGTGGCAGCTGACCACCGCAACGCGGTGCGCCGTGCCCTCAAGGATGGGTGGCAGCCCGGGGAGCAGGATGCGATCTGGTCCGCGTTCGTGCCCCAATATGCCAAGGCCTTGACCGATGCGGCGGGCACCTTGCGGGGGAGCATTGAGGCCGAGGTGCTCAATGAGGCTGCCCGGAGTGCGGGCGCCGCCACGGTTGGCAAGATGGGAGCTGGTGAGGCCGCGGCGGTCTCCTCCACCATGGCGGCCAGCGCCAATGCTCAGTTTGCAAAGGCGGCGGCCCTCACCCAAGTGGCGGCGGAGACCATAGCCAACCGGGTGGGTGGAGAGATCTCCGATGCCTTGCTTGGCGGTGCGGATGCCTCCAAGTGGAAGAGCCGCATCACTCCGCTTGGCTTGGCCGATAGTGCCCGCGCAAGCCGCAACCAAGTGGAGGGTGCGGCAAGGGTGGCGACCTATGCGGACACCCCCGAGGCCAAGGGCGTGGTGCCCTCCCTGCTCATCCGCTCAAGCATCCCCGATGGCAGCCGCTGCTCCATTTGTGCGGAGCGTGATGGGGAGGAGGTCAACATGGCGGGCAACCCCGATGCGGAGATCCCGGAGCTGCCCGATCCCGATTGCCTTGGCGGTGCGAACCGTTGCCGATGCGGATGGTTCGTGGTCTATGGCAAGGTTGGCTAGGGCTCGGCCACTAGGGTGGGGCTAGGCTTGCACCACGGGCAGGAGCAGCCCTTGAGGCGGTAGCGTGCGGGGGTGTTGCCGCTGCCCGCCTCCACCCCGGTGACCTCGCCCTCCATGATGAGGCGGCCAAGCTCCGATCGGATCGCCTTCTCACCACCGATGCCCACCAGCCTTGAGAGGTGCGCTGGTGATGGGTGAAAGTCCACCGCGTGGCAGCGGACTAGAAGATCTAGGATCTCTCTTTGACGGCGGGTGACCATGGGGCTCCTCAATTGGG